TTTACTCCGTCACATTCCCATAATCCGATGCTTGACTCCTGTATCATTACCGTGTACAATCCTTATATGAATAGAAATGAAGAAGTAAACGTTGTATGTAGAAAGACTTATCAATGATAGAAATTAACGAAAATGCCATGGAGAAAATGAGTAATTATGTATGGGACGATGTTTCTCGTAATTGGTTAAGAGAAATGTTAAAAAACCAAATCGTTAACATAAAGTTTAAAAAACGAAATGGTCAGATTAGAGTCATAAATGCAACGACCAATGAAAAATTAATTGCATCAATTAAGAATGAAATTTTTAAAAATAGTGATGAATACATAAGAGTGACCGATACTGAAATAAATGAATGGCGTACCATACGTTTTGATTCAATCATGGAAATTAAAATTTCATTGGAGTGACCATGCCTAGAAAACGTTTTACCAATCCAAAGCATATGATCATGGGTGAAGAGCCCAATGCAACTTTAGTAAATATAGATTCACCTATATATTCCTCTCTTTTTAGAAATGCTTTAAATTGGTATTCTGTTGATCAAAGTAAAAACGATGCCCGTAAGTATTTGCGTGAGTATATTCGTAAAAATAAAATTTATGATATCAAGGAATTTGATGCAATTCCTGACAATAAAATCATTACTACTTATGGTTGGATCGCTAGACTTCTAAGTAGAGGTGCAAAACTTTCTGATAATCATGTAAAACGATTTGTTGATTATTTAGATAGTATTAAAGATAGTCCTGATAAAAATACTTTATATAAAGTTAATATACAGGAATCAATGCAACAAAAAGTGTACAATTATATTGGTGAACTTGAAGGAGTGTTGGATTCGATTGTAAAGAATAAAGATTATTCTAGTAGTTTTAATATAGAAGCTGATTTGAAATCCAAAGAAATACCTTATGCGTATACTTCACAAATATTAACTTGGGCGAAAAGAAAGTTAAAAGAGTTAGTAGAAGTACTGGAGAGTAAATGTCCTCAGTTAAAAGAGGGTTATTCCAATTTTAGTAAGAACGAATTAAAGAATTTTGCCAAGTTTATTGCCGACATGATCCAAGCTGTTGAGAAATATGCAGATTATCGTAAGGCAAATCGTAAACCTCGACAAGTAAAACCTAGATCTGCTGCTCAACAAACAAAAAATTTAAAGTATAAGGTAAAATCCGAAGAACTTGGCATTAGTTCGGTGTTGCCGATTGAAATAATTGGTGCTCAACAGCTCTGGTTGTACAATGCCAAGACTCGAAAATTGATGAATTATCGTACAGACTCTGCTTTAGGGCTACAAATTAAAGGACAGACAATACAAAATTACGATCCTGAAATTTCTAATCAAAAAACCCTTAGAAAACCAGCAGAACAACTCAAAAATCTATTATCAGCAGGTAAAATTCAACTACGAAAGTTTCTAGACGAAATTAAAACCGAATCTCAGAGTGTGAATGGTCGCATAAATTCGGAAACAATGGTGTTAAAAGCAATAAAATGATAGTTGTTGATTATAACCAAACTGCTATATCCAATTTAATGGCAGAAATTGGTCATCGCAAGGACCTAAGCATCAATATTGGCTTGGTAAGACACATGATTGCTAATTCCTTACGAGGTTATAACGTAAAATTTGGTAAAGAATATGGTGAAATGATCATTGCCTGTGATTCTTTTAATTATTGGCGCAAAAAAGTATTTCCTTTTTACAAAGCAAACAGAAAAAAGGCCAGGGAGGAGTCTGGTTACGATTGGAACAGTATTTTCGAGGCATTAAGTATAGTAAGAGAAGAAATTCGTGAATTTTTTCCATATAAAATTCTTTATGTGGAGAGTGCGGAAGCAGATGACATCATTGCTATAATTGCAAAATGGTCACAAACTAATGATTTAAGGGAAATTCCACCTTTTGACATAAAGGAACCAAAACCCTTTTTAATTATATCTAGCGATCACGATTTCATCCAATTACAGAGGTATAAAAATGCCAAACAATACTCACCTCTTCAAAAGAAATATGTTACAGCTACTACAACGCCGGAGAAATATGTTTTGGAACATACAATCAGAGGAGACAAGGGAGACGGAATACCCAATGTATTCTCAGAAGACGACTCTTTGGTCACAGGACAAAGACAAAAAGCAATTTCACAAAAAAGATTGGAAGGCTGGTTAGATGATCCAACTACCTTACCTCACGATGAAGAGTTTTTAGCCAGATATAAACGAAATAAGATGTTGGTTGATTTTACACAAATACCTGCAGAAATAGAAAATGCAGTAATAAATAATTTTACTCAACAACCCACTAAAAATAAATCCAAAATGCTAAATTATTTTATAAACAATAAAATGAAAAACATGTTGGATGTTATAGAAGAATTTTAATGAAAACAACCATACCTCAGATATTAGAACTTGTAAATGTACAACCAAATAGAAATGCAAGAATAAAAACTTTAAGATCTTATGATTCTTTTGTACTGCGAGGTATTTTAAAATTAAATTTTGATGAAAACCAAATAATGGAATTGCCCTCAGGTGAACCTCCGTTTCGTAAAGACATAAAAATACCTGAAGGCTATTCTGAAACCAATTTATACGTGGAGTTCAGAAGATTTTATATTTGGATGAAAGATACCAGCAATCCTAAACTATCAAAAATTCGTAAGGAATCTTTATTTGTCCAAATGCTTGAAGGTCTACATTGGAAAGAAGCAGAAGTTGTTTGTCTTGCTAAAGATAAAAAATTGGAAACCAAATATTCCAATATAAATTTTGATTTAGTTGATGAAGCATTTGTCGAATTATTGCCTATGAAAAAGAAGGAGGAAAAAAAACCAAAAAAGTTGTTAGAGGAGAAGTAAAATTTATGCAATACTTATTGAGTTTTTTTATGAAGAAGATTAAATCAAAACAAGATTCTGAGGAAAAATGGGAAATATCTAGTAATATACCCAAAGAAGAAATATACGACTCAAGAACTATAGATTACTATAAATATCGAGCATTTGACAAGCGTATCTAAAGATTATAAAATAAAGTTTTAAAGGATATATTATGGCAATGGTTGGTCCTTGGCTTAATGATTATGCTGTAAAAAAGCGTAAACTCAAGTATGCTTCTGCCGAAGCAAAAAGACTTGATATTGAACTTAAAAAAGAATGGAACGAAAAATTGAACTCTTTTAAATTACTTTCGAAACCTAGTACTAAAAAAATAGTAAAGGCTTTACCCAAGCTTGGTCCGCCTCCTGGTAGAGAGACTCCTGTTTATTCGAGTCATCCAATAACAATGGGTGTTGCTGCTAAAAAGCCTAAAAAAGTGTACACAGGAAATAAAATAATCGGAGTATCTGTTGTACATAAATCTTGTTTACAACCTGTTTTTAATGAATCAGAGGCAAAAGACTTTGCCTCTATGAGGAGATAAAATGAACGCACCAACAAGTGTTGCTGATCGTAAAGCAATTTTGGATTGCATTAAAGAAATTAGCAACTCTTTAACTCGAATTGAAGCCGAGCGAGATTTTATTAAAGAAGCAATCAATAAAATTTCAGACGAGCATAATTTATCCAAGAGTATTTTTAGGCGTATGATTAAGTCCTATCATAAACAAAACTTTAATAAACAAATAGAAGAGAATAATGATTTTGAAACTTGTTATACTTCTATTGTTAATCTTACATCTATATCTAAGGTACCATAGTGAAAAAAATTAATTTTACAGCAGAATTATTAAACGAAAAAATTAATGTTTCTTTTGATGAAACTAGTACAGAAAATACCATCAATAGATTTATTGGTTTTCTTATGGCAAAGGGTGAAAATGAAACTTTAATTAAATCTGCAATAAAGAATGTAATAGATGGTAAATGGATTACAGGACTATCTCATAGTCTTACTATTTCACCTACAAGTTTAATTCCATTAACTACAGTCCAAATATCATCATTAGATGACACTTTTATTAAACCTTTTACATACAATCCAAATCCATGAGAACAGTTTATATTCTAGAAGCAGCATGGCATGATAGTATTGGTCGAGTAAGACAAAATAAAATTGTGGGTGTCTATGAAAATTTAGATAAAATAGATAAAGCAAAAAATTTTATTCTAAACCAACCTACTCAATACAAATCTATTTCTTTTAATATAAATCAAGAAATTCAGCCTTTTGAAAATATTTAATCATGTCCATATATGAGTACTGTATATAGCATTATCGAAGAGTTAGCTAGTAATAGTTCTCGATTAACAAAGGAAGCCATTTTACTTAAACATAAGTCAAATGAAAATTTAAAAGAAGTTTTTCGTCTTGCCTATAGTCCTTTAATTAGTTTTTATATTAGAAAAATACCTTCTTATGTTAAAGGAAAAACTAATGATAATAATTTAAAATGGGCAATGCATGAATTGGAACATACTTTAGCTACTAGAAAAATAACTGGTAATGAAGCAATCAAACATCTTATTTTTATTTTGGAGTCATTTGATGAAGAAAATGCCAGCATTATTGAAAGAATCATCAAACAGGATTTACGATGCGGAGTTGGTGAACCCACTATCAACAAAATATGGCCAGGACTCATCAAGACATACCCAATTATGTTGGCTTCTGGATTCGACCAGAAACTTATCAGCAACATCGGATTTCCATCATTTGCGCAACTCAAATTGGACGGCATGCGATTCAATGCAAAAGTCTTTAACAATAAAGTAGAATTTAGAAGTCGAAATGGAAAACAACTGGATATTAAACAAAATACGTTTACTACTGCTTT